CTGCCACTGATGGGTATATCCGCGATGACCGGCTGCATAACGCAAAATTTTTAACCACATGCCTACAGGCGCGGCGAATGGATCCCCGTAAGTACCTAAGCGAACGATTTTCCCTTGCAATGCTTTTGCAATTGTGGCCGGATCGGCTTTGACATACCGGCCGCGCTTGTATGCGTGGAATACACTTTGCACCGATTTGCCTACTTGTACATAACAAGGTACTTTGCCGGTTTTTTTGGCCAGTACTGGCCGGTGCTCACAATCGCCGCATATTGATTCATCTTCGCCGCTTTGCAGCGCGGCCATGGGCGCGATATCGGAGCGGATAATAAAGGTTTGCACAATCGCGCCGGTTTTATCGTTTTTAGAATCGCCGTTGATCTTATTCACAATAACAACGATAGGCGCGCCGTCGATAACGCTCGGGCCCTCATATGCGATATATCCTAGAATTTTTGTCATGTCTTACTTTCGTTTAGTTGATTGACGCGCGGCCGGTGTGGCCGCGCTGGGTTGATTAACGGCGGCCGGTGATAAATTCGGGGTTTGACGCGACTTTGTAAATTATGGCTAGGCCGAGAATTGTATTTTGCTGGCTTGTTTTTAACGCGCTGCGGTACAGCGCGGACAATCCACGCGCCAAATAGTCGTCACCCAGCGCGGCGCTGTTAACGATAATTTTCGCAATGTCGCGCTGCTGGCTTTTGTTTAGTGTGTTCATGGTCTTACTTTCGTTTAGTTGATTGCCTGGCTGCAATATCGCGGCCAGTGATATTAATGTAAGGGATTCACTTGCATAAATCTATAGGTGTTTTCCCTAATTTGTGGACATGTGCCCAAAATGTGGATAGTGGGTGATGTCCACAAGAAAACCATGCACGGCCTGATTGAATGGGCATTGTGGACAATGTGGACAATGGGTTTTTAAAGGTCAAAAAAAAAATACCATATTTCATATGGTGGAATGTGGTTTCATTGGTACGCACGTTTAGCGACGGACTGTCAATCGCAAAATAGTTGTCCACATTGTCCACAATGTCCACACGCACGTAAGTTAGTGGCCACTAACATATGGCCACATGGCCATGTTAGTGACCACTAACACCAACCCCGAGGCTAAGTTAGTGAGCACTCACTTCGCTTAAGTTAGTACGCACTAACATATAAATTTGACAAGTTAGTAAACACTAACTTAGCTGCTGTAAGTAAGTGCTCACTAACTTAGCTGCTGTAAGTAAGTGCTTACTAACTTAGGGGGTGGGGGTAGGGCCGACGGCCTGGGCCATACGGTGACGGAGGTTTCACGAACAATTTTTTTATTTTTTAAAATTGCCCACATGACCCACATGATTTACACTCGCGCACATGACGTTCCACAGCCTTCCATTTGAGCCGCGCAAGATCGTTGCGACCGAAGCGCGGTTAAACAAAATCTACGAAGCCGCCAAGCTCGGCCTCAAAGGCGACGCATTGGCGCTGGCCTCCGGCATGTTGCCAACAGAATACCGGCAACTGTGTGAGCTTGACCCCATCGCAGACATGGCGGCGCTTAAGGGCAAGGCCGACGGTGAACTGGAGATGTCCACCTGCCTGCACAAGGCAGCCAAGGAAGGCGACGCCAAAGCGGCGCTGGCGATCCTCCAGCACTCACACGGCTGGGTGGCCAAGCAGTCCATCAGCATTGATGTCGATCAGCGCATCAGCATCATCGGCGCGTTGCGCCAAGCGGAGTCACGGGTTATTGATGTAATCGCCAACGAACCAAGTCCAACACTGGAACACAAGGTAAATGCAGAACACCATATACAGCGCTGAAGACGAAACAGAATTGATGGCGCGGCTATGGTCGCCCCAGATCAAGGACAACCCGCTGGCGTTTGTGATGTTTGCGTTTCCATGGCAAGTTAAAGGTACACCACTGGAAAACTTCGCTGGCCCACGCAAATGGCAGCGCGAGGTGCTGTTGGACATCGCCGAACACATCCGACTCAACCAAGGCAAGCTGGACTTTGACGTACTGCAAGAGGCAATATCGTCTGGCCGTGGTATTGGCAAGTCGGCCTTAGTGTCATGGCTTGTCATCTGGATGATCTCCACGCGGATTGGCTCCACGACCATCGTGTCGGCCAACAGTGAATCCCAGCTACGCTCAATCACATGGGCCGAGATCACCAAGTGGCTGGCCATGGCCATCAACAGCCACTGGTTTGAGGTGTCGGCCACCCGGGTAATGCCCGCCAAGTGGCTGACCGAGTTGGTGGAGCGGGATTTGAAGAAGGGCACCAGATATTGGGGCGTTGAAGGCAGGCTGTGGTCAGCGGAAAACCCCGACGCGTACGCTGGTGTGCACAATTTCGACGGTGTTTTGGTGATTTTTGACGAGGCCAGTGGTATTGACGACTCAATTTGGGCGGTGACGGGTGGTTTTTTCACAGAAAACACGCCAAATCGCTTCTGGCTGGCGTTCAGCAACCCGCGTCGCAATACGGGGTACTTTTACGAGGCGTTTAACAGCAAAAGAGAGTTCTGGCGCACGAAAGTGGTGGACGCCCGCACGGTCGAGGGCACCGACAAGCAGGTCTACGAGCGGATCATCGCGGAATATGGGCCAGACTCGGCGCAGGCGCACGTCGAGGTGTACGGTCAGTTCCCCAACGCGGGCGATGACCAGTTCATCGGGGCTGACATCGTGGACGACGCAATGAAACGTAATAAGTATCAGGATCAGTCAGCGCCAATCGTGATCGGGGTAGACCCCGCACGGTTTGGAGCGGATGCCACGGTCATCGCGGTGCGCCAAGGTCGGGATATTGTGAAGATCATGCGCCACAGAGGCGACGACACCATGACGGTGGTCGGGCACGTGATTGAAGCGATTGAGGAATTTAAACCAACGCTCACGGTGATCGACGAAGGTGGGTTGGGTGCTGGCATCGTGGATCGGTTGAAGGAGCAGCGGTACAAGATCAAGGGCGTGAACTTCGGAAATAAGGCGAAGAACCCGATCATGTACGGCAACATGCGGGCGCAGATGTGGGGCGACATGCGGGAGTGGCTGAAGACGGCGGCGATTCCAAACGACAGGTTCTTGAAAACGGACTTGATTTCGCCTATGATGAAGCCTGACTCGAAAGGGACGATCTTCTTGGAAAGCAAAAAAGACATGAAGTCGCGTGGGTTGGCGTCTCCTGACGCAGCCGACGCAATTGCTGTTACATTTGCGTTTCCTGTAGCACATCGACAATATGTTGAACCAAGCCGCCGCGTGAACGCGCAAGGCAATGGAGTCAACGCATCATGGATGGGAGCGTAGTTATGCCAGATTTCAGTAAAAATAGTAAAGCAGAAATTATGTCGTTTTTGTCTGGTATGCCAGGCGGAATTGGTTTTGCTGGGTGGGAGGGCAGCGGCGCTAAATACGACGCGCCAACTGCTCGTCAATCATGGATGTCTGCCATGAAAAATCCAGAGTATGACGAAGAAATTGAAAAAGCAATGCTTACCAGCATGAGTCATTTAACCGGCGGTGACCCGTCAAATAAATCGCAAATGCTGCCGCCTAAATTAAAATTTTTGCAGGAAGCTAAAGAAATACCTCCAGAAGGGCCATTTCCTATTGGATTGCGCGTTTTTAACGCAATAACAAGGAAATAATATGGCCAAAAAGGGCGTATCTCTGTCAGTAGGTCGAGGCGAGAAACTGCCCACGTCCAAGGGCGCTGGTTTGACGGCCAAAGGGCGCGAGAAGTACAATGCGGCGACGGGTTCTAACCTTAAAGCGCCAGCACCGAACCCTAAGACCAAGGCAGACCAAGGCCGCAAGGATTCATTTTGTGCAAGAATGGGCGCTGTAGCGGCCAACGCCAAAGATGGCGAACGTGCCAAAGCAGCCCTTAAAAGATGGAAGTGTTGATATGGCTACCAAACCTGGACTTTACGCAAACATCCACGCAAAACAGGCCCGTATCAAAGCGGGTTCTGGCGAGAAGATGAACAAGCCTGGCAGCAAGAATGCGCCAACGGCCAAAGATTTCAAAGAGTCAGCTAAAACCGCGAAGAAAAAATAATGGCAGATTACACAGGCATCGCCGCAGCCGGTGCTGTGGCCAACGGCGGTAAAAAGAAGACTGAGTCGGGTATTCTGGCGACCGCCCGCGACCGCCTCAACATGGCGATTGGCGCGTTGTCTGAATCCCGTGAAGATGAGATTGACGATTTAAAGTTCTACGCTGGCTCACCTGACAACCGCTGGCAGTGGCCTGCGGACGTGTTGGCCACCCGTGGTTCTGTGCAAGGCCAGACGATCAACGCTAGGCCGTGTCTGACGATCAACAAATTGCCGCAGCACGTAAGGCAGGTGACCAATGACCAAAGACAGAACCGCCCAAGTGGCAAGGTTATTCCAGCCGACGACCACGCAGACATCGAAGTCGCCGAAATCTTCAACGGCATGGTCAGGCACATCGAATACATCAGCGATGCTGACGTCGCGTACGATACAGCGTGTGAAAACCAAGTCTCCTACGGCGAAGGTTACATCCGCATCCTGACCGAATACTGCGACGAAAACACGTTTGACCAAGACATCAAGATTGGCCGTGTACGCAACTCATTCAGCGTCTACATGGATCCAACCATCCAAGACCCGACTGGTGCGGATGCCAAGTGGTGCTTTGTTACTGAAGACATCACCAAAGAAGAATACGCGCGGATGTATCCAGACTCTGCGCCCATCACCACTCTGCAAACGCTAGGCGTGGGCGACCAGAATTTGAGCCAGTGGCTCATGGAAGATACCGTCCGCATTGCTGATTACTACTACGTAGACTACGACCGAGCAACGCTTAACCTGTACCCTGGGAACGTGACCGCATTTGACGGCACCCTAGAGGACAAACAACTGAAAGAAATCTATGGAAAACCTAAAAAATCTCGTGAATCTGATCGTGTCAAAATTAAATACTGCAAGATTAACGGTTATGAAATTCTTGAAGAACGCGATTGGGCGGGGAAATACATCCCCGTAGTTCGCATCGTTGGCAATGAATTTGAAGTCGATGGTCGCTTGTATGTGTCTGGCCTTGTGCGTAACGCCAAGGATGCCCAGCGCATGTACAACTACTGGGTAAGCCAAGAAGCAGAGATGCTGGCTCTTGCGCCCAAGGCACCATTTATTGGCTACGGTGGCCAGTTTGAGGGCTACGAAAACCAGTGGAAGACTGCAAACACGACCAATTGGCCGTATTTGGAGGTCAATCCAGACGTGACCGACGGCCAAGGTGCGGTGTTGCCGTTGCCTGCTCGTGCCCAACCGCCGATGGCTTCCAGCGGTCTGTTGCAGGCCAAAGCTGGCGCGTCTGAAGACATCAAAGCATCTACCGGCCAGTACAACGCATCTTTGGGTATGACATCCAACGAGCGAAGCGGCAAAGCCATTTTGGCTCGCCAGCGCGAAGGTGATGTGGGCACTTACCACTACGGCGACAACTTGGCCCGTGGTGTGCGTCACATTGTGCGCCAGTTGGTGGACTTGATCCCCAAGGTGTACGACACCCAGCGCGTGGCCCGCATCATTGGTGTGGACGGTGAAACCGATATGGTCAAGCTAAACCCTGATCAAGATGAAGCAGTTCGCAAGATCACCGACCCGAACAACCCTGACATCGTGATCGACAAAATCTACAACCCCAACGTTGGCAAGTACGATGTGGTGGTGGCCACCGGCCCAGGCTACGCAACCAAGCGCCAAGAAGCCTTGGAAGCCATGGCCCAACTGTTGCAGGGCAACCCGCAACTGTGGCAAGTGGCTGGCGATTTGTTCGTGAAGAACATGGATTGGCCAGGTGCCCAAGAGATGGCCAAGCGATTTGCCAAGACCATCGATCCTAAGCTCATGGAAGACGGCGACAAGCCACCAGAGTTGCAAGCGGCTGAACAGCAGATGCAAGCGATGGGTCAAGAGCTTGATCAACTGCATGAAATGCTTAAGAACGTCGGCAAGTCCATCGAAGCGCAAGACATGCAACGCAAAGATTTTGAAGCTGAAGTTAAGATGTACGAAGCCGAAACCAAACGGATCGCTGCGGTGCAGGCAGGCATGACTGAGCAACAGATTCAAGATATTGCCATGGGCGTGGTTGCTGCGGCGATGGAATCGCAAAATATGATGAATGAAATGCCTGAGATGCCTCAGCAAGAGATGATGCCTGAAGAAGAAATGATGCCACCACAAGGAATACCACAATGAAAGCCGCTGATTTTTTAGGTGCGCTGTTTCTAGCACGGGACGTGGCGCACAGCGTTCACTTAAACACCCGCAGTTTCAGCAAGCACAAAGCACTTAATATTTTCTACGACCGCATTGTTGGCGCGGCAGATGATTTTGCTGAAGCCTACCAAGGCCGTCATGGTTTGATTGGCCCCATCACTTTGCATTCGGCAACCAAGACTTCCAACATCATTGAGTTTTTAGAAAGCTCGTTGGCTGAAATCGAAGGTGCTCGGTATAAGGTTGCAGACAAGACAGATTCGTCATTGCAACAGCTTATCGATAACATCGTCGAGATTTATCTTCGCACCATCTACAAACTCAAATACTTGGCATAAGGACACATCATGGCAAATTTTGCACAAATCACAGCGACCGCCAACATCAAGTCTATGGGCGGCAAGCTCAAAGGTATTTTTGTCAGCGCGGCTTCGTCCACGCCAACCATCACGGTTTATGACTCTGCTGCTACGACCACAACTCGGACTGTTCTGAGTGTGTTCACACCTACCGCTGCAACTTCGTATGTGTTTCCTCTTGATGGTATTTATGACCGTGATTTATGAATAACCCGTACTGGTGCGGATCACCAGGGAGTCTTAGGATTCAAAAATGACTGAAGAAGTCCAACAACCCTTAGCGGAAGTAGACTCCGCGCCCGCAGCAGAAGTGACGGCCACTCCTGAAGCACAAGTAAATGCGCCGGAAGTCGCTGATGAAGCAAAAGAATCGAGGGTTTTTACTCAAGAAGAACTTGATGCAGCAATCGGCAAAAGGCTTGCAAGAGAACAACGTAAGTGGGAAAGAGAGCAGGCTCAACGTCAAGCGGAAGCCCAAACGCTGAGAGCGCCAGCAACGATCCCGCCAGTCGATCAGTTCGACAGCCCTGAAGACTATGCAGACGCATTGGCCTATCAGAAAGCTGAACAACTGCTTGCCCAGCGAGAACAAGCAAGGCAGCAATCTGCAATTCTTGAGTCTTATCACGAACGCGAAGAAGAAGCT